TGGAAGCCCTTTGCCCGCCGGCCGCTGACGTAGTACTTGAGCAGGTTGTTGTTGCGATTGGACGCCACAATGCCCTTCCTGTTTCAAACCGGGAGGGCGCCCTCGCGGCGCCCTCCCCTCGCCGGGGTCACCGGCAGGTTCAGCCCGCCGACTGCGCGGCGATCTTGAAGGTGTAGAGATCGGCCTCGCCGGCCTGGAAGATGACCGGGCCGGTCAAAGTCACCTGGATCGGTTCGTCGCTGAACCAGTCAACGTCACCATCAACGGTCAGGTCGACATTGGGGATCGACAGCAGGCCCTCGTCGCCACTGATGCGGTCCTGCATGTCGCCCAGGATCTGGAAGGACTTGCTCGGCGTGGTACCGCCGCTGATGGCGGTTTCCAGGTAGGCGTCGAAGTTGTAATCGGCCGCCACAACATCACCGGCCTGCAGCGCGCCACCCTTTTTGGGGATCAGCAGACCATGACGGGGTTCGAGGTCATAGTCGGTGCCCTTCACCAGGTTCACTGCGCCCTTCTTGAACACCGGCGCCGGAGTTGCTTCGATGAAGTTGTGCGGCAGCTTCACGGGGGTATCCACGCTGCCAACAGTGACCGACACAGCGCTGGCCGAGCCGGCTGCCACAGTGGTGTTGACCAGGGTGCCGTACAGCATGCGAGCCAGGAAGGCCGGCGGCACTTCCAGCGCGGTAATCGAGACGTTGGTGACGCCCGGATTCGAATCCTTGTGGATGATCTGCTGATACCGAGCATCGCGGCGCTTGCTCTTGATCTCCACCGAATCGCCGGCTTCGTAGCTGAAGGTCAGCGAGGACTGCTCCAGGGGCTGGTTACCGAACTTGTCGGCGGGCTCGGGAATGACGGGGACGCGAACGCCCTCGGCGCCGTGCTCCCAGAAGCGTAGGTCACCTGCGAATTTGCGGACTTTTGGCTGTGCCATGGTTCTGGTTCCTTTACGGGTTGGACACGGGCTCAAAGGTCTCGGTCAGACCAGCCCGCGCGGTGATCTGAGCGACTACGGCGGTATGCCCGGCATCGTCCTCCAGGGTCGCCAGCTGGGTTTCGAGCAGCTCGAAGCTGGTCACCCCCAGCGGCAGCGACTTCTCTTTGAACGTCAGGGCGCGGATCAGGTCATGGCGCGCGCGATGAACGAGCAGCCTAGGATTCGCTTCATCGCTGCCACGCGGGACTTCGAACTCGATGGTGATGGCCGCATCGGAGCTGGACTGGGCCACACCGCCGCCACTGCGCGAAAGCTGGCGGACAGAGATGATCGTTGCCGGCTCGGTGCTGTCCTCGCCAATCTCGGTTTCATCGATGATCACGGCGCCCGCACCGATGTCGGTGCGGAAGCCACTGCTGCGCGAGATCAGGCGGACGCGAGCAGCCAGGAACTCCACCAGCTGCCACGACAGCGGCTCTGCCAGGTTATCCACGGCTCACCAGCCAGCGGCTCTGCGAGCCGTCATCGCTGATCTTCTTGCTGTTGACGAAGACCTCAGTACCGAACGCGCTCGAAACCACCTCGAAGCGATCGCCCTGGTCAGGCGCTACGTCCGAACGCAGGTACGCGATCTCCACACGCCCTGCCCTGAACTGGCGCAGTTCGCCGATGGTCTCAACGTCGCGCTCCACGTAGGCACGCACGCCCTCGGTGGCCGGACCATCCTTGGCCGTGTACCGACCTCGCGACGCCATGCCCGCCAGCGCAAAGGCGGCGTGCAAAGTGCCGTCCAGATCGCGGAGGAAGTCGACCTCGCTCACTTCCCACCTCCGGCGCATAGCAGGGCAAAGGATTGCAGTCCCCTCACCTGTGCATCGCACTGGGCTGCGGCGCCAACAGCTCGGCCCGCACTCTCAATTCGGTCGTCGGCTCGACCATCAGGCTGGCTGGCGGCAGCGGCGGCTGCGGACAGCTCGGCAGTGGCGACGGTCGCTTGCCAGCGCTGGTGCAGGCGCTGGTTGCCAGCGCGAAGATCAGCGATAAGGCGATCAGAGGCTTTCTGTGCATCGTCCTTTTCCTTTTCATATGTGGCGGCCAAAGCGTTCGCAGCGGCTGCGCTGCCACGTTCGGCCGCCAGCGTGGCGGCCGTTGCATTCGCCTCGGCGCGGGCCGCATCGCGTTCGCGCTCCATCACGTCACGGGCGGCAGCTGCCTGGTCGGTCGCGCGGTGCGCGATAGAAATCGACCCTCGCTGCCAGACAATCACGCCCAGCAGCAGAAGAGTGGCGAGGATCAGGGCACGGATCATGCGGACACCACCGGGTCTTCAGGCGGAATGACTGCACCGAGCCCACGCAGCGTGGATTCAAGCTGCCTGACTCGCATCCGCAATGCGCTGGCCTCCTCCTGTGCCTTGAGCCGCATCATCATCTCTTGCTGCAGCCGCTCGTCCTGGACCGAGACCCTCTGTTCCAGCGACCCGATACGCTCGGAAAGACCCTTGATGAGATCCACGTTCGCATCAGTCTCGGTGCGTTCCTTCTTGCGCGACAGAAATGCAGCCCAGGTCTCGCGCAGAATCCACACGGCTACGACGCTGCCCGCAGCCCACCAGGGAGCCGTGGCGGTGACACCGCCGCCGACCATCAGCTGAGCGCCTCGGCGACACCAGCGCTGACCACATCGGCACTCCAGTACATGCCACCGTTCTCGTGCTTTGCGATGGCCGTCGCGAGACGCCCGAGCGTCACAGGGTTATCCAACCGGATGACTTCGGAAGGTGCGACGCCCACCGCCGCCGCAACCTGCCGGACGTAGGCGCCCGTATCGTTCTCCACCGGTGGTGCCCAGCGTCCGATGATCTCCTTCACCGTGCGGAGGCCGTGCTTGCGCTGATAGGTGAGCAGTGTCTTGCCCAGAGCCCTGAAACCCGCCTGCGGGGTCAGGAAGACGCAGAAGCGAGCCTCGCGGGCGATGGCAGCTGCCGACCGGTCCTCGCCCTGCCAGGGCGTGCTGGTGCGGTCGATGTTGCCAGGATTGTTGTTGCGTACGCCGCGCGGCGTGCCAGTGGTGCCCATGCGATCCCCCGTTGTCGCTGTGGAAGAACCGGCACCGCTCACGCCACCCGGGCTTCTGTGAGCGGTGCCGGCCAGTTTGATTACGCCTTGGTGGCGTTGCCGGGCGAAAGACGGACTTCGGCGGTCGTCTGGCCGGTGGAGCCGGCGGCCCAGGCGAACGCTGCGCCGGTGATGTCGCCGGCCACGGCAGTCGCGGAACTACCGTCGACTGCCTTGGCGCTTGCGCTCCACACCAGCTTTTCACCCTGCTCGAAGACCGCCGTAGGCACCTTCGGCAGCGTGAACACGCCGCCCAGGGCTACGCTGCCCGTCGCGCCGGCGGCGATGTTGACCAGGGCAACCCCCAGCTGATGACCGACGACAACCGCCTGACCCGATGCAACCTGCTGTTCGGTGGTGTTGGTCCAGGGGATCACGTCCCCATCGGATACGAAGTTCTGTGCCATGTCTCATTGCTCCAGTTGGGGATCAGCCGCAGCGCTGCACGCCGCGATAGTCGAGGGCGGCGATGCCGAAATCGAGGCGAGCCTTCCAGCGCACACCGTCGACGGTGAAGCCTTCCTCGTAGTCCAGGAAGGGCTCGGTGATCCCATCGAGGAATGCGACCTCAATGGCCGGGCAGTCGTTTGGATCGGCGAACAGGTACCACTTGTCGTCCTTGATGCGCGCGGTGTCGACGATGTCGCGGAAGAGACCCTGCACCGCGTTCGGGCGCTGCAGCTTTCCTTCAGCGTCCGGGTCGTACTCGGCCTTGTTGGTGACACGCGCGGCACTGCCGTACTTGGTCGGACCGAGCCAGAGTGCCGGCGACAGATCCAGCACATCGTTCCCGCCCACGTCCTTCTGCTGGGCCAGCTGGACGCGCATCGCGTCGACCGAGGTGACGCTCGGCACTGCTGCCGCCAGGATGTTGCCGTGGTCGGCGTGGAACAGCGTCTTGTTGGAATCCAGCTTCGGATTGCTGGCGAGGAACGCATACGCGTCGGCCTCAATGGTCCGCTTCGCGGCACGACCGAAGGCGGTCGCCAAGCCGAGGAACGCACCTAGGTCGTCGTTGATGATCGCCTGACGCGTCAGGTTGATGGTGTTGCCCTTGGTACCAGCGGTGATGGTTGCCTTCTCGCCGTCCGGGATCTTCTTGTTCTTGAACTCGCCAGCCTCGGTCAGCTTGTCCAGGTTGCCAATGCTGCCCACGCGGTAGCGCGAATGCTCGCGGAAATCACTGACGGTGCCAGTGACGCACCAGCGGGACCAGGTGTCCGGCGCAACGGCGTAGGCCGCCTGCAGCGCCTTGTGCATCGTGCTTTCGAGCAGCACCGGGAAGTCACTGCCGCTCTGCGTGAACGCGCGGCCGACCAGCTCCAGCTTCGCCATGCCATCGGTGCGTACTCCGCAGCGCTCCAGGCTACGACGGGCCAGGTCCATCAGGGTCAGGCCGCGCACTGGATTGTCACCGGTGAGCGCGAAGATCCGCTTGGTTGCGGGATCGATCACCTGGGCTCGGTGCAGCAGCGCATGCGTCACAGCGGAGCGCTTCAGATCCTGCTCGTCCTCGGTGACGCTGATGCGGTTGATGTTGCCGCCAGCAGCGGCATCGCGCTGCTCCAGCGTGGTCAAGATCAGCCCACGCACGTGGTCGACCGAGTGACCAGCGCGAATCCAGCCAGCTGCATGCTCGGTCTGGCCGTGGCGGGTTGCCAGCTCCACGATGTCGGCTGCGCGCGTGTCACCTTCCGGAGCCTGAGCTGCGGCCGGCGCTGCCGGAGCCGGGGTGTTGTTGATGGGTTCCTGCTGGACCGCCGATTCGGCGGCGCGGGCGGCGGGCTGAGGCATGGTGTGCTCCTGCGACGATGCGCTACGGGTGAATACACAGGGGGTCCCCTGTGCGGGTTGATTGCTGCGGGTGCCTGCTGCCGGGTCGGCCGGCACAGTGACGAAGCTGATCTCGCTCGGCGTCCACTCCACCGCGCGGTAGATCGGCAAATCGCCGGGGTTGACGGCGCGCTCGATCTCATAGCGCTGCACGGTGTAACCAACCGAGATATTGCGAATGATTCCGGCACCGATATCGGCGATTACGCCGGCCAGCTCCTCGCGACCGGAGAGACGGATAAGGGCGTGGCCTTCGCCATTGGAGAGCCAGGCGCGATCAACCACTCCCATCTGTGAGCCGATACCCCAGGTGTTATGGCTGTCCAAGACCGGTGCAGCGCCAGACGACAGACGCTCCATGTTGCAGGCAGCCTCATCAACGACCAGCTCCTCCCAGTAGTACGTGTCGTTCCACCAGTCGTAGCGGCGCACTCGGGTACCGGCGGTCCACTGGAGTTCGATCGTGCGTGCCTCGCTATCGAAGCTGGTCGGCTGCAGCTCGGCCTCACGCAACTGGGTGGGCATGAGGCGTGTCGTACCATCCTGCGTCGGAGCCTGGATTGGCTGGGGCATGGTCATTCCTCGTTGGTTGTTGAGGCGTCGACCAGGCCGGTCCGGGCGCCACTGGATTGAAGGAAAGTCATCAGACCGAGGGCGCCGGTCTCTTTCATCCGCTTGAAGTCCTTGCCCATCTCGACGTAAACGGCATCCGGGTCGTAGCCACGCCGACGCAGCGCCTCACTG